ATCTGTGAATATGACTTTTCACCGCATCTAACTGCTCTTGCGATACGACTACGTTTACTTCTTTAACTGCTAATATTAGGTGCAGATCATTCAACTGCTGAATTATATCTGCGGTGGGGTCGATATGGATTGTCATGGTTTCAATAGTTTAATACTCCATTTACCGATAACGTAACGCTTAGCGTATCCGTATCGTTCTGAGAATAATAGTTCGTGTTTAGTAACGTCCTTCCAAGATAATCCTTTACCAAATAATCTGAACCATCCACCACCATCGTACGTAACGATAGTTAGGAAGCCGAATGAGTATTGGTTGTAAGTGTCGGGGTGGGTCATATTAATCTAAAATAATCACACCGTTAGGTGCTTCTTTATCTAACTTAATATTCCAAACCTCCTTGGGCTGTATCGATTTAATATAACCTTCAAGAGTGCCACCCGATTTACAAAACTCTACAGCTTCTCTCATCTGCTCGATAGAATATTTTTTACCGTAAGTTTGAGTTATTCTTTCTTCGTACCCCTCTTTATACCCAAGAGAGAAACCTTTAGCGTAATCTAACGGATATTGAATAGACAATGTTTCTAACAGAAATTTAGCGCACGAATCTAAATCAAACCTCCCAAGAGCCGATCTAATTTTATTTTCATCCAACAATTCTATCTTATCGTCAATTTTAAATGTCGAATGAGTAATGATTTTTAACTTAGAAAAATCATCACCAAACATATTTGGCGACATATCAGTTGGGAATTTATTGGTGTACCATAAAAGGTCTTTGTGGATATACCACAATCCTTTTCCTTTATCTTCTTCCTTTAAATGCAAGGAATCGTCATACACCACAAAACAATTAGATTGTTTTGGCACGAATACTTCTGCGAGTTTTATCATATCTGTTATTATTTCCGCACAAAGTAAACACAAATATTTGGAACTTCCAAATCTTTGTCGTATTTTTGTTGCAAATAAAACATTATGTCACACCACTATTTAACTACACTCAAAGGAGCACAGCCTACTCGGATGGGGGAAGCCGAGATGGATAAGCTCACGCAAATCTTCGCTTACTTCCTTCGTAAAGGGAAGGCAAAGAACTTCTCGGAGGCTCATCGCCTCGCAATAAACAGTTATCACAGTAATATTAAATCTCATTTCAACGCTGAAGAAAAAAAGTTAACTTATAAAGATTTGAAGAAATGACAGACTTAACACATTGGAAGGGTCAAGTGAACCCTGACTACTTAGGAGCGTATGCCGTACCTCCTAATGGATCACTTATTGTCACCATTAAAAGCGTAAGCAAAGAGATGGTACCTTCACCTACGGGAGAGAAGAAAGAATGCCTTGTGGTGCACTTCGTAGAGAACTACAAGCCGATGGTTTGTAATAGAACGAACGGTAAAGCTATCGAGAAAGCACTCAAATCGCCCTATATTGAGAAGTGGGCTGGACACAAGATTGAACTTTACTCAAGCAAGGTAAAGGCGTTCGGTGAAGAGATGGACGCTTTAAGGGTGCGTAATATCGCTCCTGTTACTAAGGTTGTTGACCACAAGAAAGCTATTGAAGCAATCAGTAAGTCTAAGACCTTAGATGAACTCAAGAAGTTCTATATGGCGTTAACACCCGAAGAGCAAGCACACAAGGAGGTTGTCAAAGCTAAGGACGAATTAAAAGCTAAGTTGCAATGATAATCCACAACGTAGAGCAAGGCTCCATAGAATGGTTTGATTTGCGCTTAGCCAAGGTGACGGGAACGTCTTTGAAGAACGTGTTCGGATCGGACAACTTATCTTTAGTCGATCGGCTTATAGCAGAAAGCGAAACGAAAGAAAGCTCAGATGATGATCGCTATGTTAGTGAAGAGATGCAGAGAGGAATTGACTTAGAGCCAGTGGCACGTAAAGAATACGAGCGACATACTAAGTCTAAGGTAACCCGAGTGGGTTTTCTTCAGCATGATACCCTATTCCCTTGGTTTGGACTTAGCTCAGATGGGTTGGTTTATAAAAAGAATAAGCTAATAGGTGCCGTTGAAATAAAATGCCCTACTACAAAGATTCATGTAAAGCGTATCCGTCAGAACCAACTACCTAACGACTACAAACACCAAGCTAAAGCGCACTTCATCGTATCGGACGATATTCAATGGGTGGACTTCATATCGTATGACCCACGCTTCCTAAAGCGTCCGTTGTTCATACACCGAACGTTACGATCCGAGATAGCTGAAGAGATTGAAGAGATGAAACTAAAGATGACAGAGTTTGAAACTAAATACTACCGCATTCGAGATGGAATCATCTTCTAACATATCACTCCTCCAACAAGCTATCTATATGTACGTCACGCTCAACACTGAGGCGGACAAATGGCTTACGTGCTTCAAGGGTAATCCTATCGTTGATCGCACCTTCATGTACAAGTTAGAAGGTGCCGTTATCGCCAACCGTAAGTTACAGTCGTACATTAAAGGCAGAAGCGAGTTCGATGATGCTATCGACTACTTCGAGCAAGTAGGTGAAATATTCTCTGAGTGTTTAGATAAAATACGTAAAGAGAAAAATCCCAAGAAGCAACTTGAACTTGTGCTGCTGATGGATCAGTGGCGTAACGATCAGGTGACAACGATAAAGGACGGCGATAGCTTCATGACCCGAGATGAGGTGGTGGACTTCGTACTGCACTTAACAAAAGGGTCTGCATTGACTAAAGAAATTATTATAAACTCATACAATACAATAAAACATGAACAGTAAAGGAAGATTAGCAGAGGTTTGCAACAAACGATCAGGCACCTCTGCATCAACAGGGAAAGATTGGAAAAGTATTACGTTCGTTATCACTACGGACGATCAGTATAATCCGAACATGGCATTTACTACCACTAACTTGGTAGATGTAATCGAGAACACTCCGATTGGCACCGAATTAGATGTCGAATGGAAAGGAGGAAGCAGAAAGTATAAGGAAACTTGGTACTCTGAGTTCAAGGCATTCAAGGTTACCAAGATTGGTGATGCACCATTGACAAGTGATACGCCGAGTGGAAATTCACCGTTCTAACACAAGAAAGCCCCGACTAATCATCGGGGCTTTTATTTTCACTATCTTGCCGAAACGGGATTATCTCACCGTATCTTTACACCGTAGTAGTAGGAGAATACCAATCAACGCTGCCTCAGATGGGTTGGTTTTCTTTAGCTTTATGTAGTATATGGCGTTATACCTTCAATCTTAATCCTGTCTTCGTTATACTTCAGCTTACTACCTCCTAATATAAGGTTACCGCAAGTAACAAGCCCGTCTTCTTCGTCAATAGAAGGCACAAATACAAGCACATCAAATCCCTCCGCTTTTAGGTCTTCTTCAGGTTTTTGATACGGTTTCCAACTATCATATCCTCCAATAGTCTGTATCCCATTTTCAGTACAAGCGGTATTATTGTGAATAGGCGTTATTTTACACATAAACTTTTCGGGGTCAAATAATCTTCTTACCTTTTTTGCATCAATTACAAAATCGGTTGAAAAAGCGAAATTTAAACAATACTTCCTGCTAACGGGCATAGGTAACTTATCGGCAATCTTGGAAAATTCTTCTAGTGGCGTTTGCATACCTCTATACATTTCTGTTCTTTGAGCTTCGTCTGTGCTGTTAATAGAAAATTGGAATCCAGCTTGTCCGTTATAATCTATATTTTTAATATCAGCCCACTCTAATATACGCTGTTCTAACCCCTTAAATGCAACAGGAAGAGAGGTTGTTAATACTGGATGAATCACCTCTATGCTTAACCCAGTGTCTTGTTTTATCTGCATCTTGTTTTTTATCATCCATTTACTGAACTCAAAAACATTTGGGTTAAATATAGGGTCTCCCATTCTTGCAAAATGGATATTTAGTCTTTCTGTATATTTTACAGTTGGGAATAAACTAATAGCGTTGTATAATTGAGTTTTCAAGTCATCAAAAGTTGCATTCCCTTTAAACTTAATATTAGGCACATCGCAAAAAGTACATTTCATAGGACACCCATATTGAGTACTGAGCGTGATTACCCATTTCTCTGATAATGGCATACAATCGCAATTCGGTACGCCTTCAATAATTTTTGTGTATCCAAGAAAATCCGCTTTTACGTTTTTAGATTTTCCATAATCGCCAATAGATAGCGTTTCAAGTTCTCCTCTTGAGCATTCGCTTGTAAATAAATACCCCGTAGGTATCGTGTTTTTTTGTTTTATCATGTCGTTTATTGTTTCACCTTCCCCACCAACCCGAAGAACGCTACCGCCATTAGGAAGAAATCCGCAAACAGTATATATCCGTTGTCAGTCAAGAACGTTATTATTATTAACACTAATAGTACTATTATAAGCCCGACAACCATGAACCATTTCTCAGGGTCGGGGTATTGTTCTGTGTGGTCGTAGATCATGGGAGTTTTACGGTATCGGTTGCGTATATACTACCGTAATA